AGCAGGAGTGTTTAGCGCGGATGAGTTACCGTCGCATGCTGGAGACTGTTGGATTGCGATCCCTCAGTTCGTTCCTTATCATAGTGAAGAACCTGGTAAACCCAACTTGAGAGTCGTCGAAGACCTCAAGCGCGCTAGAAGTAAGGAATGAACATTACAGCAGCCCGTACAGCATCGATCCCACCGACCATAGCGAGAGTGAGAAAAGATACCAGGACATTTAACTTGACCAGGGTATCGAGGTTTGTCTCTTTCTCTCCACGTCGTTCTTCACGTGACATGAGCCATTGAGCAAAGCGTTCAATTCTAGTTGCGGTTTTCGATTCTTCAATTGGTTTTTCATCAGTCATAGTAATACCTCTTCAATAGTGTCTAGTTTTTTTCCTACGTCTCTACCCATCTTTGCTCCACGTGCTGTAGCCATTGCCAAGCCGCCGATCCAAAGAGTGTCGACAATAGGAAGAGGGCCGTCAATCCAGACGATAGGGTAGGTCCAAACATAAGCGGTAAAACCAATCGCAGCACCTATGCCTTGACCGATTGCAGTAAATGGTATGTCTGTTTGGACCTTAGTAGGTTTAGGCAATGGTGCTGAAACTACTTGTGCAGCCACTGTAGGTGATTGACGAGTATGTTGACCTAACAACTTCCACCATTCTTCTTCAAGCATTAGTTAACGTCCTGTTGTAGTAAGTAAGAGTTACGAAGTCGCATGATGTACGACAGATCGTTTTCTTCCTTGCCACTTCCAACTAGGACCACTCTCATGTGTGGTAATTGAATACCTGAGCCGTTTGGGATGGTTTGGCCGCCAAGAGGTTGAATGACAACAAATCGAGTAACATACAATCGGTCTGAAGCGGTTGGTGTCATTGATCCAAATTCATTCGTTGAATAAACAACACCTGCTTGTTGTGGCAAGGAAGAATTGTGTACGATCATTTGAACTCGACCGTAAAGGATGTTTTCAAAACCAAGTGTAGTTGCTTGGTCGGTTGTACGTCGTGGGTCAATACCAGGACAACTATAAACAGGAATCCAGGACGTTCCATCACCACTATAAGTTTGGTCTCCTGCCCACTTGTCTACTTTGAAAGGACTTTCAGTAATCAAGACGTACTCAAATAATGCACCGTATGGAACGTAACCGCTCATGGGGTCACCTGGAACACGTTCAACAACTCCTGGTACAGTGTAGAATGGTGAGTTCTGAATTGTCGCTGCTTCAGGATAGAATGTCTCTTCTTGAGTAGTAGTCATTCCACCAATATCAATCTCTTGTTGCGTGTACAATATGTTGGTATTGCCACCTGCATATTCCCATGGTCCATTGCTTGACCACGTTGTTCCTGCAGCGGTATAGGTGAACGAGCCTCCTCGCATTACTTTGTCAAACATTACTGTACGACTCATTTCTTACCACCTTTCTTTTTCTTAGATCCTTTCCAAGACTTTGCTGCTTTCTTGAACAATGTGTTGTGAGGTGTCTTAGGATGTTTCTTCTTCAGACGTGCAAGTTCTTTCTTCATGTGCTTGTTGTATGCAGATGGAGCGCGCTTAGCAGCCTTAACAGTCTTCTTGACTGCTGCTTTACCTGCACGGCGTGCAGTAGACTTTGCTTCCTTCTTTGCAGCATCAACAAACAATGCTTTGAGTTCTTCGAGAGTTCCTTCAACTTTAACCAAGGTAAACACCTCAGTTGTCTGCTGCTGTCGATTGGATAGCGATGGCCATGAAGTCCTTGGACGATAGAGTGACGATAGAAGCATTGACACGAACGGTAACGTTAATGTCGGCTGCTCTTGCTGCTGCACGTGCTGTAATGTAGAGCGTGTCATTAACAACAAAACGGCCGTCATCTGAACCTTTTCCAAAGTTGTCGGGGTACATGTCGTTTGTGTTTGACAAGAATCCATCGGTGTCGTATTGCAGTTGCGCACTGGAAACTAAAGCCCTATCGTTAGCAAATACAAGCCCGCCACGGTTAAGGTCAGTCACCTGGCATTGTGTAAATGATGTGCCACCCATTGCAGAGGTAACCGAGCCACTTGGCGATGCACCTTCAAAGATGTAATCGACTGAGTGAATTTGCAATGCTTGGCGATCTCCAACGTCAACATATGACCCAAGGTCAATCGTTGCAAAGGTATCAGTTGCGGCTGCAGTAATTGTCACTCGTTCGCTTAGGGTAAATATGCTTGTCTTTTTGGTAGCCATTGTATCACTTCAGGTGGTCGGGGAGTTGTTTCGGTCAATTAAACGTCGGGCCGGCTCTCCCCAACCAATTACCACACAACCTCGACGGTGTATAAAGTAAACCGCTTGTGCAGTCCCCTGCAATCTGCAGCCCATCTTCGCGAGCGTAGCGAGTCAATCGGACAAACCACCCGTCCCCGACCTCCACCCCTATCAAAATAGCCCCCCCTATATTATTCTGCTCAAGGCTTTTTTTCAGCAGATATTAAATAACATTATTATTTAGCGTAATTCATGGCGAACCAATACTCCATAACCGTGAGCAACAGGGCTGATGCTGTCCTAAAACTTCTGAAGGAAAATAATTACAAGACTTCTCAGTGCATATCCGCGCTCATCGAGACTCTAGGATATGAAGCGACTGTACGTCTTGTGACATATCAACGTCGGATCACTAAACTTGAGGAGGAAAACGAATGAAGTATAAGGAAGCATACAATCATGCGACATCAATCATCGCTGAATTGCAGAGAGAAAACAGAAGACTCAAACAATTGGTGGCCGTTGCCATCATGACAAAGGGGGAAGAAGAATGAAGTTCTATGTTTACGATGTTCAGAAGGGCAAAGGATACTGGCGACCGGACTTCCTCGGTTACACTCACGATTACAAAGAAGCAGGAGTGTTTAGCGCGGATGAGTTACCGTCGCATGCTGGAGACTGTTGGATTGCGATCCCTCAGTTCGTTCCTTATCATAGTGAAGAACCTGGTAAACCCAACTTGAGAGTCGTCGAAGACCTC